AACTTGGGTGTTTTATTTGGCGATACTATTTTTAAACAACTAAAACAAGACTAAGATGGAACAACCAAAAAAAGAAGGAAGTTATGTGTGTAGAATGAGTAACGGCTACATCAAGTTGTGCTATTACGCAAGTACAGAATGGTTAGATATGTGGGAAACTACATTAAAAGGAGAAATAATTAGATGGATGGAAATCCCTAACGAACTAAAACAAGACTAAGATGGACGAAAGAGATATAGACCATTATCTAGAGTTAGGGTATTGGATTCAAGTAAGTCCTCTAGCTAATGCAGGTTCAGGATGGATATGCGGAGTATACAAGAGAGGTAAGAAGAGTGGTAATTGGATAACAGAATCCTCTAAACAATTCAAGACACCACATGAGTGTTTCGATTGGGCTGAATTAGAGATACATAACCTATTAAATAAGAACTAACCATTAAATTAAACCAAGAATGAAAGCAGAACAGATTAATCTAGAAACAGCAAAGTACGGAGACAAGTTTACTCAACACGATGGACGTATTGTCACCTTCTCAAATGGAAACGGATTAGGTAACTATCCTTACATGTTTGACGCAGAAGGAGACCACCCAACATCCTTTACAGCAGAAGGTAAGTTTCATTACCTAGTAGATAGTAAGTATGACTTATTTCACAGCAACGAGACTAGCACAGAAGACGAACCCTTAGAGGATACTACCAATATATTAATTAGTCTAATAGAACACGTAGAGGATAGGCTATCATCAGCAGAGAATCGTATAGACGTACTTATGGGTGAGCGTAGTGAAGCTATAGAAGAAAGCTACAATAGATTAATGGATGCTGTAGCTGAAGCAAGTAAGCAAGACACGGAGCACGAAACAGATAGCGACACTATAACGGCATCAGCTTTATTAGAATTAGGTTTTGAAGAGTGTTACCAAGAAGCTATGAGTGGTGAGCCGGGATTCATATACTATGCATATAATAAGCATGGCTTTGAGTTGCTATCAAACTCTACAGGAGATGAGGATGCATTACACATCTTTACAGAAGGTAATCACCCTATAGATAGCCTAAGAAAGCTAGCTGATTTAATCACATCACTAAACAAATTATAGCATGAGTCAGACATCATTTATCGTAGGCGTAACTATAGCCGTTGTTCTATTTCTAATGTATGATAGCTCCGTTAACAGACGAGAGCCATAACGTAGACAACAACCATCAATAAAGCGTATACTAGTTTTGTGAATTTATTCATAACGCAATATACTAATCAATTTTAACCCATAGGTTAAGTAATCATTAAGTAATCTTTACTAAATTAATTAGTCTAAGACTTATAATTAGCCTATATTTGTACAAACAATATACTATGGACTTTATACAAAAAGAGAATCTAACTAAGATTCAGATTCAGAAGCTACAACAAGCACCTGACCACAAGAGCGATAAGATTACAGAGAAAGCTAACGAGGTTAGGGATATGTTACTAAGCAAGAACAAGGCTTATGGCAACTCAGCACTTGAACCTCTTAACATCTTCAATAAGGGTCAAGCCTCTGACTCTCTGTGCGCTAGGATAGACGATAAGCTAGCTAGGATTAAGAATACCGGAATAACAGAGGGGACAGAAGATACCATATTTGATTTATGTGGATACCTTATACTATTAATGATTGCAAAAGAAGAACAAGATGAAAAGAGAATATTTTAATAGATACACTAGTGAGATTCTTTCTATGTTTAGACTCACTAAGCAAGACTTGTTTGTTAAGAATAAGAAAAGAGATGTTGTTGACGCTAGAAACCTACTATACTTCGTGTGCTCAAATAGGCAGATGAGATTGGTTACGATACAAGAGTATATGGCTGAAGAGGGTTACAAGATTAGCCACACGTCAATTATTCATGGGATAAAGAGAGTTCAAGAACAAATAGTAAGTGATAAGGATTACTTAACATCAATTAAAAGAATTGAATCATGTATCAGCTAGAAGAAGTTTTTGACGAAGCCGTATTAGACCCTTACGTAGCCATATTAGACACCAACTCTGTAGAAGCTAGAATTATATTTGGAATAAAGATAGTTAAGGTAAGGCAAGGCAACCAAGTATTCATTCTAAACACTTCAAAGGGAGGTAATTACTACGAAGAAATAACACCTAAAGAGTATGAAAACTTCACCGAAAAAGGATGGCGATACGGAGTTTATGTTGTATCTTTGTCTAACTATAGAGCAAAACTAGAGTCGATTGATTCTAAGATTCACAGCCTTATTGTTAATAAGTCTAGCAAAAGCTCTATAGAAGATGCTCAAGAGTCAAGAACGAAAGTAATGAATCGTTACTCTAAAATTACTAAAAAATTAAACGAATTAAATCAAACACTATGAAAACAAACACAAGCACTTACACTACATTAGCTGCCGTACCAATCAAGAGTAAGGTAGAGAGAAAAGGAAAGATGGATTACTTATCGTGGGCTAACGCTTGGGATTTACTTAAGACCAACTATCCAAATGCACAGAGACATGTATATGAGTCCGCTCAGACGGACTTAAACTACTTCACAGATGGAAACACTGCGTATGTAAAGGTAGGTATTATAGTCGAAGACATTGAGCACATTGATTACCTTCCGGTAATGGACTTCAGAAACAAGTCAGTGAAGTTAGAAGCTATTACTTCTATGGATATTAACAAAACTATTCAACGTTCAACAGCTAAGGCTATTGCAATGCACGGATTAGGATTGTCGCTATGGACAGGAGAGGATATTCCGGAACTAACAACTGAAGCACCTGTAAAGGCTGCGGTAAAGACAGCTACTAAGAAATCCTTAGAGGTTGGTGATGCTAATTGGTCTAAGATTATTAAGTATGTTGCCGCCAACAAAACGTTAGGTTTAACTAAGATTGTTTCAAACCTTGAAGCTAAGTATACCATCAAGTCAGAGGTTAAGAAGGAATTAGAGAAGTCTTTATAACATGAAAGAGGTTATAGAGAAACTCAGAGATGATGAGGAGTACTACAGAGGGGTAGGTAAAAAATACCTCTCTAACTCTAACATCACAGCACTACTAGGTAATGTTAAGGATTTTGGTGTAGACCAACCTGATAACCCTGTATTTGCTAAAGGACGATTATTCCACCAACTCATGCTAGAGCCGGAGAAGGCTAAGGATTGTTTATCACTTGATTCTTCTACTAGAGGAACTAAGAAGTATAGAGATTTCTGTAAGGATAACGAGATGGATTTCATTCTACTAAACAAAGAAGTGGAAGACATTAAGTCATGGACAGACACCATGAAGTCTAACATGGATTTCTTTGACCTTATATATGCTGAAGGAAACGAGTTTGAAGTTCCTAGCATTAAGGAAATTAAAGGAAGGATGTGGAAAGGTAAAGCCGACATTGTTGGTAAGGATTTCTTGATTGATTTAAAGACCACAGGAGACATTAAAAAGTTTAAAAGGTCTGCTAACCTATACCACTATGATAGCCAAGCTTACATCTATCAGGAACTCTTTGGTAAGCCTCTTATCTTCCTTGTTATAGACAAGACAACACAGATGCTTGGAATATTTAGACCAACTGAAGAATTTATCAAGAGAGGAGAGCAAAAAGTTGAGAAGGCTATAGAAGTGCATGATGCATTCTTTGGTAAAGATGCCACCGAGACTATTGAAGACTATTACATTGAAGATTATATTGATTAGTCCGTTCTAGCGGACTTTACACAGATGGTAAGTCGTGGTTGTACCCTCAGACCACGACTGCCTAACTATTAAGAGGGAAAACACAAACATTATGTCAAAAGAAAAAGTATTTGCAGACGGATTTTCATTCTCAACAAGAGATAACCAACCTGATTTTGTAATTGGTAGAGTATCAGTTAAGATTGAAGACGCTATGCCGTTCTTGAAAGAACACGGAGCAAAGCGTGGATGGGTAAACTTAAACATCTTAACAGGTCGTAGCGGTAAACCATATATTGAGCTTGATACATTTGAACCTAACTCTAATGCCCCAAAGACAGCGGCTGTAGAAGAAGACGATAACCTACCTTTCTAGTACATCTATCCCCCCGATAGTTAGAAGAGTACGGCAAAGTGTCGTACTCTTCTTTTTTTATGCAGTAAATGTTAATTTTATTGCTCTATATACTCTTATATATATTTATTAGTAATTATTATTTTTTATTCCTACATTTGTAAGTTAAAATCAACATAATTAACACTGCTTCTAAGTATCAAGGAGTTAGCTTAAATTAATTAACATAAAATCAACACAATGTCAACACTACAAGTTACGATATTTAAAAATATCAAAGAAACAGCGACTCCATTCTATCGTGAGGTAGGAATAGTACTAGATAGGATAAAGGATGGAGCGTCTAAAGAATTAGTAATGGGTATCCGTAAAGAAAAGGATAAGCCTGTTCGCAATGAGCTTAAAAAGAGATTACCTGCTGTGTGCTTTTCCGGAATCTTCACCAAGAGGAATGATAATTCAATTACGGAGCATAGCGGTTTAATATGTCTAGACTTTGATGGGTATCCTAAGAAGAAGGATATGTTAGAAGAGAAGGACATGCTCAGCAAGAGTAAATATATATACTCAGTATTTATATCTCCTTCGGGAAATGGATTAAAGGCTTTAGTTAAGATACCACAAGACGTGGATAACCATATCAACTACTTCAACTCTCTAGAGAAACAATTTGAGTCACCTTACTTTGATAAGACTTGTAAGAATGTATCTAGAGTGTGTTACGAATCATACGACCCACTAATCTACATAAACGAAAAGTCTCTACTTTGGGATACAATAGCAGATGTAGAATATAAAGAGGTGTTGGCTATAAGAGATGTTCCTACTATACCAATTACGGATGAGAATAAGATTGTAGATATTTTAGTAAAGTGGTGGGTTAAGAAATACCCAATGGCTGAAGGACAACGAAATCAAAACGCTTTTGTTTTGGCTATGGCTTTCAATGACTACGGAATTAATAAGAGTCTTGCTTCATATGTATTGAATGGGTATTCAAATGAAGACTTCACATTAAGTGAAATATCAAGGACTATAGATTCAGCTTACGCTAACTCTCAGAACTTCGGTACTAAGTACTACGAGGATGAGGAGCAAGTGAATAACATCAAGGCTAAGTTTAGACGAGGTGTAACAAAAAAGGAAATCCGTCAAGATTTAGAAGACTCGAATATTGATGATGCAGTAATTGAGTCTGTTATGTCTAGGGTATTGGACGAAAGTTCACTTAAGCAGTTTTGGACTAAGAACGATAAAGGAACTATCCGTATTGTTCATATCCTATTTAAGCTCTTCTTAGAGGATAACGGATTCTATAAGTATTGTCCGGAGGGAGGAAAGAACTACGTCTTTGTACGGGTCACAAACAACCTAATAGACCATACATCAGAGAAGGATATAAAGGATTTTATTCTAGGACACTTAATAGAGCTAGAAGATTTAAGTATCTACAATTACTTCGCTGACCAAACAAGATTGTTTAGAGAAGAGTTCTTGACTTTACTATCAACGATTGATATATACTTCATATCAGATACTAAAGACTCAGCGTATCTATACTACCGCAATTGCGCAGTACAGATTACTAAGGATAAGATATTACCGATTGATTACCTTGACTTAGGTGGTTATGTTTGGAAAGACCACGTGATTGACAGGAACTTCAATATATGTGAGGTAGCTAATTGTGACTTCAAGAAGTTTATAGCTAACGTAAGTGGTGGTGACTTAGAGAGAGTTAATTCTATGGAGAGTACGTTAGGCTTTATGCTTCACGCTCACAAGAATCTATCATATTGCCCTGCGGTTATACTAAATGACGAGGTTATATCTGACAATCCGGAAGGAGGAACAGGTAAGGGTTTATTTATGAATGCCTTATCTAAGATGAAGAAGGTTGTTACTATAGATGGTAAGTCATTTACGTTTGAACGTTCATTCGCTTACCAATTAGTTTCAGCAGATACTCAGATACTTGTATTTGACGATGTAAAGAAACACTTTGACTTCGAGAGATTGTTTAGTGTGGTAACTGAAGGTCTTACATTAGAGAAGAAGAACAAGGATGCTATTAAGATACCATTCAGTAAGTCACCTAAGATTGCAATCACAACTAACTACGCTATTAAAGGAGCAGGGAATTCGTTTGCAAGACGTAAGTGGGAATTAGAGTTATACCAACACTACAATAAAGACTTCACACCTCTAGATGATTTTGGGAAGTTAATGTTTGGAGATTGGAATGATGAAGATTGGTGTTCGTTTGACAACTACATGATAGGTTGTTTACAGAACTACTTAAATGGTGGGCTACAGAGAAGTACGTTTGTTAATCTTAAGATTCGTCAGTTATCTGCTGAAACTTGTCACGACTTCATTGAGTGGTGTGGATTACTTGAAGGTGCTGAACCTAATACGATGCTTAAGACTGAGGTTAAGATGAGTAATCAAGACTTGTACATTGAATTCATTAGTGAGTATCCTGATTATGGAAGAAACTCGAAGATGACTATATCAAGGACTAAGTTCTATAAGTGGATTACATCATACGCTTTATTTAAAGAAGGAACGACTCCGGAGACAGGCAGAGATTCATTCGGTAAGTGGATAATAATTAGAAAGAGACAACTAAAACAAGACTAAAGTGAATTACAGAGAATTAGAAGAGAAGGTGAGTCAATGGGCTGATGATAAAGGTATACTAGATAAAGGTACACCTATAGCTCAATCAGAAAAAACACTAGAGGAAGCTCAAGAGATAAAAGATGCCCTGCTATCTAACGATAGGGATGAGCTTGTAGACGCTTTAGGAGATACTCTAGTAACATTAATAATACAAGCCGAGATGAACAACCTAGACTTGCTAGACTGCCTAGAAACAGCTTACGATGTAATTAGTAAGCGCAGTGGTAAAATGGTTGATGGAACATTCATCAAGGACAATAAATAGAAATAACATGGAAGGAGTATTAAAGTTTAGAGACTATCAGTCAAGTATAATTGACCGAGCCGTAGATATATTGAAGACTTCGAACTTCGTATATCTAGCGATGGAAGTACGTACAGGTAAGACTTTAACAAGTCTTGGTGCTATAGATAAGATGGGAGTAAAACATGCTTTATTCCTAACAAAGAAGAAGGCTATAAGTTCAATCGTAGGAGATTACGAGAAGCTTAATAATCCATCATTCAAACTTACCGTAATTAATTACGAGTCTATGCATAAGATTGCGATAGAAGATTGGGGTGTAGTTGTATGTGATGAATCTCATGGGTTAGGAGCGTTTCCTAAGCCTAGTAGAAGAGCTAAGGATGTTAGAACTTTAATACTAAGAACAAGAGCTAAGGTTATATTCTTATCAGGTACTCCTACTCCTGAGTCTTATAGCCAAATGTATCACCAAGTATATGGTATAGCAGGTAATCCTTTTGCTTCATTCAAGAACTTCTATAGGTTCTGTGATAAGTTTGTAGACTTAAAGGAGCGTAAGATAAATGGTCTAATGATAAAGGATTACTCACATGGTAAGCCTTCTATCATAGAGGCTGTTAAGCCTTATACTATTAGTCTTACTCAGAAGGAAGCAGGGTTTGAGACAGAAACCAAAGAGGAAGTACTTCATGTTACTATGCTAGACTCAACGTATGCTTTAGCTAATAAGTTAAAGAAGGATTTAGTTGTTGAAGGAGCAGAAGAGGTTGTATTGGCTGACACTCCTGTAAAGCTTATGATGAAGCTGCATCAGATATACTCCGGAAGTGTTAAGTTTGAGGGAGGTAATTCTAAAGTTATTGACTACACTAAGGCTGAGTTTATAAAAAAATACTTCGTAGGTAAGAAAATTGGTATATTCTATAAATTCAAGGAAGAACTTAATGCCTTAAAGAAAGTCTTTGGGGATAGTTTAGCTACAGAGTTAGAGGATTTTGATACCACGGATAAGCATATAGCCTTGCAGATAGTTAGTGGGCGAGAAGGTATTTCCCTGCGGAATGCTGATTGTCTAGTCTACTACAATATCGACTTTAGTGCTACTAGTTATTGGCAGTCAAAAGATAGAATGACAACGAAAGACAGGTTGAAAAACAACGTGTATTGGGTGTTCTCAAAAGGAGGAATTGAATCAGCTATATATAAAGCTGTTACAGCCAAAAAAGATTACACCCTAAGTCACTTTAAAAGAGATACAAAATGACAGAGCAGCAGATACAATCAAAGAGAATTAAAGAACTAGAAGCTGAAGGGTACTACGTATTGAAGTTGGTCAAGACTAATAAGAACGGGATTCCGGATTTAGTTGCATTCAAACCAAATGCAGATGTGTTGTTCAGTGAGGTTAAAAGACCAACAGGTGTGGTTTCAGAGTTACAAAAATATAGACTAAAAGAATTAGATGGATATGGATTCAGAACAGAAATCTACAGAGGGTAAGATTACAATGAAGGTTGATGATGAATTTTTTAATGAAATTCAGAAGTATACAGATGATGAAATAGAAGTAATTCTATCTCTTCTGTTCTCAAATTCAAAGACTTTACCTGATACGGGAGATGAGTCAGAGACTGTATGTGGTGTGGTTCATGGGGAAACTCCTCTATTCTTTGAGGTAGAATATATTAAAGACCCTGAAGAAGAGCCTACCTATATAGATATATTTAAGGTAGAAATAAACGACTACCTAGACGCAATTAATAACAAGACAATACTTAGACCAAATGAAGGACAAGGAAAAGAGATTAATGTCAGTAGTGAACAAGGTATTTAATCTTGACATAAACTTAAGGAGTAGAGTTAAGATATACACAGAAGCAAGGATGGTTTTTTGTATAATACTTAAAGAGGAGGGCTTTGGTTCTTCTAGATTGGGTAGGATTTTAAACATAACCCACGGAAGCATTCATAACTATTGGCTTAAGGCGGAATCGTACATAGCTACAGACAGAACCTTAAGGGAAAGGTACTTTTCGGTGAGAAAAGAATTCTACGAAGACCAAGACCCTATCTACTCAGGAATTAAAAATGAGTTAGAAGCAGTAAATATGGAAAATAAAGTACTATCTTTGCGTAACGCACAGCTAGAAGCTTCTATTAAGAAGTCTTTAGATGAAGAGTTACTATACGGAAGTATGTTTACCATTATAAAAGAAAGAACGCCTAGCAATAAAGAAGCTGAGGTAGAACAAAAACTTAAAAGATTTTTCAATGGCTTATTCGTATAAAGATATAGAGAAGATTTCTTCATTAAAGACTTGGACAGACAAGCAGAAGTTAGATGAGTTGCTTTGGATAGACTGTAATTTGTATGCCAATCTTGGTATAGACTCTACTAAAACTGAAGTATCTCTAGTGGCGGCAACATCAAAGAAGATATATAAGTTAATCAAAAAGATAGATGAGCCGATGGGTAATCTATTCTTAAACGCGTTAGAAAACAAATAAAATGCCTAAATTAACTCCTTACCAAGAAGAACGGTTAAGCCATATAAATCATTTAACCGGTGGTCTTCACGACTCCACTAATCAGATATACGAACATCTAGTAGATAGGGAATATACTGAAGTAAAGGTGGAAGTAAAGGGGTTGATAAAAGCATTAGAAGGTATCCTTAATTCATTAGAAAATGAGATTTAAAAAAGATTTTAGACCAAGACTTAATGGAAATAAAAAGGTAGCATACGATTACTTCAATAAGAAGGAGCGGAGAATTCTCGTAATAGGAGATATTCACGCTCCTTTCGTTGTTGGTGGTTACCTCGATTTCTGTAAAGATGTATACGCAAAGTATAACTGCAATCAAGTTGTATTCATTGGTGATATTATTGATAATCACTATAGCTCATTCCACAAGGAAGACCCTGATGGATTAGGTGGAGGTGATGAACTAGACCATGCAATAGAAGAAATATCTAAATGGGTTAGTGCTTTCCCTAAAGCTGATGTAACTATAGGTAATCACGATAGAATTATAATGCGTAAAGCGTTTGACTCTAAGATACCAAGCCGGTGGATTAAGTCGTACAACGAAATACTAGGGACTAATTGGAATTGGGTAGAGAGAATTGTCTACGACAACGTTCAATACGTTCATGGTGAGGGTGGTACGGCTAGAACTAAGGCTAAGAACGATATGATGTCAACAGTTCAAGGACACATACATACACAAGCTTATTGTGAGTGGATGGTTGGTAGAGGATTTAAGATATTTGGGATGCAAGTAGGTTGTGGTGTGGATGGAGACAGCTACGCAGCAGCATACGCAAAGAACTTTAAGAAGCAAGCTATCGGATGTGGTGTTGTTATAGGTGGTCATACAGCTATAAACTGCCTTATGGATTTATGAGATTCGAAAAAGAGTCTGACCTAAAAAGGGAGACTCAAGCTATAGAGAAGTTCGTTGGAATATTCAAAGGTAGCTACAAGAAATTAGGTCCGAACGATATTGATTACAGAGTGTTTAACGATGCTAAAGAGTTAATAGCTTACGTTGAGGTTAAGGGAAGGTTAAGGTCTATTAGAGACGCTTATCCTTTACCTGTTGCCGCTAGAAAGGTGGTGAAGCTTTGCGATAAAAGATTAAACCCTGTTATGATTTGGGCATGCGAGGACGGAATCATCTACGCTAAAGTATCAGAGATAGAGGGTGATGTTCGTTGGGGTGGTAGAAAGCCTAGGGCTAACTCAGTTCACGACGAAGAGTTAATGATTTATTATAAACCACAAAAAGGATTTAAGTATGTACGATTCTGAACCAAATTACAAAGAATTTATATTTGTATTGGTAGTCAACGCAATAATACTCTACACGCTTTATAGCTTAATTTAAGAGAGTCCGTTCACACGGACTCTCTTTTTTTTTGCTCTAGAATTACCTCTTAGGTCTAGTCTTCCTAGGTCTTGTTCCTTTCTTAGGTCTAGTCTTTGTAGGTCTTGTTCCTTTACGTTTCTTAGTTCCATCGTAATTGTACTTAGCATCCTTGTCAGCTCTGCTCTGCTTCCTTTCGTCGCTCTTAGTCTTCTTATCTATAGTGTCTTGCTCATAGTTATCTGATTCAGGACCGAACGTCTTAGACCAAAGGTTTCTATCGTACCTCTTCATGTCTGTTTCGTTGTCGTACTGCCCTAGCTTATCTGCCTTTATCTTAGATGCAGTTTCGCCTTCAGGTCTATACGAAGGACTTATACCAAGCATGTCGTATACAGATTCCTCACTCAACCCATCATTAAAGGTGTTGGCTAGCCCTATGAACGGGTCGAACTGAACACCAAGAGCTACCTCTACTGCTACTCTAGTAGCATTTTGAATATCCTTATCGTCACCTTCATCTTCAGCTTTCTTATTTAACTTAGTTAGCTTTCTGTAGATGGCAGTTATAGGATTAACTACGTCTGATGTTGGTTTGTTACCCTCACCATTAACGGCGTTAACAGCCATCTCTGCTCCTGCACCAAAGTAAGGTATGTGATAGATTAGGTTCGCTCCACTCATAGCTTCTTTCATCTTAGCTAAAGCTTCTTCTTTATCTTCATCTTCTCCTTCAATAAACTTAGCGATGTTAGCTGCTAATGCAAACATAACGTTGGCTACACCTAGGTTTAATAGTAAAGCTCTAGTATCTTTAGCTGTAGGGACTTTACCTTTAGCTACAGTTCTACTTAAGTTAGTTACTGATTGCATTACTTTATTCATCTGTAAGAATAGTGTACTACCAAACATAGTGAAACCACGTACAAGGGAATTGCTATTCATCTGTAAAGGAATCTTGTCAGCACCTCTTCGAGATTGTTGAGTAGCATTGTAGTCTTCGAACTTAGCAAGAGCATCAGCCTCACTCATACCATTAGCTATATCTCTATTGTAGTTAATCATATACCCCATAACTCCAAGTACATCACCAAGAACTGTAGGACTACCTGCGGCTGACTTAAGAATCTTAAACACTTTGTTTTTCTGAGACTCAGAAGCCTGTTTGTAAGTAACTGAACCGGTTTCCAATCCATATACATCTCCTTCTAATCCTTTAAGGAGACGTTCTTGAAACATAGGAGATATATTCCACGCTCTCTTTATTTGAGCAGGCATTGTAGCTATTGTCTTAGCTCCATCAACCATAAACATAAGTAAATCTAATCCCGGAATCTTAGTTTTACCTTCGCCTCTGTATGAGTAATCTTCGAATGCGTTAACAAAAGAAGTAGATTGTTTTAGAATCTGAACCAACTTAAACGATAAAGCAAACCCCGTATACTTAGTCATCAACTTGTCGATGAGGTTAGGTTGTATAGCAGGATTACCTCCGTTAGGATTAACCGCGTAATTTATAGCGTTTTTTACCACCTTATTAAGACCGGTCTCACTAAGTAACGTATTCACAGAGCTGAACTTAAATATAGCGTTCATCTTCTTAATGCCTTTAGCATAACTCTTATACCTCTCTATGGTGTCAAAGTGGTCTTGAAGGGTAGTGGTGAAATCAGAACCTCTAAGGTCAATATCACCTGTAGTATCATCTCTTTCCTTTAATGCCGGAGAAGTTTGAGCGTTAAATACCCCACTAAAATCACCATCATCTAGAAGACTAGAGCTAACTTTTGTTTGAATGGTTTGGGTAGGGAAGTAATTCTCTACATAACCTAAGTTTACATTATTAACATCAACGTATACCTCGTTAGTCTTCTCAAAGTATTCAGTGCTTAAGTGTTCAACAAGTTTATCGGCAAACTCAACAACCTCAACACCAAGAATATCTTCTATCTGCTTAAGTTTCTCATCAGTTATACCTTGTTTAAGTAGCTTAGCTCTCTGAACCTTATTCTTACTTAATGCATACAGCCTCATCAATTGGTCTGCATTAAACTTATCACTAGATAAAGGAGTTCCTTTAGATGTGGTAAGACCTGTAATGGTATGAACACCTGTAGCTAACTTCTTCTTGATGTCTTTATAACTATTAATGCCATCAATGGTTTTAGCTATATCATCCATCTTAGTACGAGTGGATTGTACACCTTTTGTGTAATTACTCTCCATCTTATTAAGAGCATTGTAGACATTGTCTCTAAAGAATGTTCCTGTCTTATCAAGAGCGTTAGTAAGCGTACCTAAGTGCTTTAAATTATTACCCATCGCGGTAATGAACTTACCCATGTCAGTAAACTTGAACTCAGAAGCATACTTCTTGATGCTAGTGCCTAAGCCGTCACCGAATAACTTAACTCTTCTTGAGTCCTTATCCGCAGCTAGTTGGTTGGCATCCTTAACAGAACCATCTTCGTTGTGTAATTCAGAGTAAGACTCGCTTATATTCTTGTCAGCGACAGCTTTAGTTTCAGCAACCTCAGCTCTAAACTCCTGAAGTCTAGCCTGAAGAGCAGACCTTCCACCTTTCTCTCCCTGCTTAATGTCAGCAAGTAAAGCTTCAACCTGTTCAAGACTCATCTCTCTAATGTCTTTAACCACATCAAATATCTCGTAAGCGTATAGCTCAGACATCTCCTTAGTAGTGAGAGTGCTTTCGTCCTTACCTAAAATCTCTTCTATGTTAGGGAATAAAGAGCTCTTAACTCCATCAGCGTCAACCTTGACAGCTTTACCATCAACAGTAGCCAACACTTTAGCTAGCACGTTTTTCATAGCATCAAAGAATTGCTGACCTTCAGCATCTAGAGACTTAGCTTTTACTTTACCGCTATCAGTCTTAATCTTCTTAGCGCTCTTCTTGACTCTAGCAACGATATCTTTAATTAGGTTGTTCTTGTATACGTTCTCAGACTTGTTGTATACGTTAGCCATATACTCAACGAAGCTATCTACTTGGGTTTCATTAAGCACGTCAACCTTAGCAAATCTAGCAAGTATCCTTTGACCTTGTGAGTTTGTTAGGTTTCCTTTCTTTATTAATGATTTAACATCTTCAGCTATAAGTTGGCTAGCAGCTTTGATAGCGTCCTTAGCGTTCTTAGCTCCTTCGTTTAATTCATTTAACCTCTTAACATATAACTTCTTATCTGTAGTAGTTATCTCTTTAGCTCCCTTCTTTATACCAATCAACTTGCTAGCTGTAGGCGCAGACTTCTCTTTCTTTAAGAACTTCTTACGAACATCTCTAACCATCTGCTCTCTCTGAACATCGGTAGCGTTCTCATAAGCCTTAGATTTCTGAAGGTAAGATATAACGTTGTTAGCAATCTCGCTAAACTTAACACCTCTATCCTTGGATTTCTTAACTATACCATCAATCTCAGACATCACTCTATCAAAACCTTTAAGAGTCTTCTCTGTAGGTGATACCGGTTTCTGTGTAGCTTTCTTCTCTGTAGATAGGGCTTCTTTGATTACGCTAGACTCGATACCTTGCTTTTCTAGAAGGAATTTAATCTGCTTATCGCTCATACCTAAAGCTAAAGCTTCTTTTATGGTAGACTTAATATCTTTACCCACTTCAAACCTAGCCATGGATTCTTTAGACTCAGCCTTTGCGTCGAACTTAACCTTATTTTTCCCATCAATTGGTTTACCACTAAACAAATCAGCAAGTCCTGTGTCTATAAAGTCTTCAAGAGACATGTTCTCTATATCGTTAGCTTTAAAGACGGCTTCTGACGTGATGAAGTTATTTTGGATGTACTTAAATGTAGCATTCAGCCATTCCTTAAACTTAGATTTCTGAGCTGCATTAGCTATAGTCTCACCTTTAGTTGCCATAAGCTCTACTAAAGCTTCTTCTCTAGCAAGTTTGGTGTCACCATATTTCTCTATGGCAGTCTTTAAAGCATCAGTACCTTCTACTAATTTAAGCCCACGTTCTAGTAATTTAGTTCCTTTAAGACCTGAAGATTCAGAACGTAAGTAATCCATCCATATGTGACCAAACTCGTGTATAGGCGTAGCTAAAGAATCAAAGTCAGGGTTTATAAATATCTTACCATCTACAGTAAGACCAAGTATAACTTTACCTTCAGACTCTTTAGTTCTAACCCCCGGCTCGTTAAGTATAGCATCAAATTCAGCCTTACTATTAGCAACGTTAACCGAAGGGAAAGCAAACTTAAGTTTACCTATAAGTACATCAAGGTTTGATTGCTTAGTATTAGCTGAATCACTTTGAAACACCTTGTCGTTAAAGAACGCTCCACCAACTTGTTGAGCTGTAGCAGTCTTAGTAGGGAATCTACCCTTCTTATCCTTCTTAAATACTCTACTAGCCTTAGCTCTCCATGTAGAGAACACATCAATACCATGTTTTGGTTTAGATATTAAAGCTATAGCCTTTCCTTTAGGTCCGAATCCATAGTTGTCGTGAGAAACCTTAGCGACTCCACCGTTTCCTGTAACATCAATACCAACAACAGCGACTATATCTCCGTGAGCTCCCTTCATCATAGAAGGTTCTCCGATTGCTTTGTATATATTATCAGCAAAGAAAGCTTCTGTATTGAACTTAGGGTTTCCTTCAGCTAGAGAGTTTATAATAGCTCTGTTACTCTTCTTTGCTCCTGTAGGGTATATGATTGACTCGAACAGCAACTTTCTGTCATCAAGAGATAGAGTGTTTTTATCACCCTGAGCTCTAGCTTTAGATTGTTCTAACACCACGTCAATTAACTGACCTAGGTTCTTTATCTTATTATTCTTAATTAACTCCTGCAACTTGATAGCTGCAGCAACTTTCTTCTTACCTACAGTAGACGCTTGAGAAGCTGTCTTAGCCTTCTCTAAGCTAACCTGTAAGTCAGCTAAAGCTTTTACTTGATTCTTCTTCTTAGCAGCTTTAATCGCAGGGCTGATGTATCTGAATATAGCTTCGTTAGAATTGATTGCACTGTCTGACATTCTAGCAATAGCCATTGGTACGTGACCTTGAGGTAACTTACCATCAGCCCACAGCTTTTCAAACAACGCTTTATTCTTTTTATATAGGGCTACAGCGTTATCGTACTGAACCTTAGCTCCGGCTTCATCTACACCTGCCCAAGCAGCTTCTGTATTTTTACCTAGTATATTGAACATGATACCACCATCGACATCCATGTTACCACCTTGAGAATCTTTAACAGTTCCTGAGGCTAATATATCAGACATACCTGTAAGCATTGGGATACCATCAAAGTAATCCAACGTCTTAAGTAAATCCTTCTCACTCTTAACTCCAATAAAGTCTAGCACCTTTTTAGCTACTTTCTTTATAGAGTTACTTTCTTCTAATGGATTAACGTCGTAATCTCTTGAGGCTTCAGTAGCTTCAAACTCAATCTCGTTAGCGTCCATTTGATTCATCTCTTCCGTAATGGTAGAGGTCTCTTGGTCGTTAACTTCTAAGCCATCAACACGATGCCTAGCCTTAGGTTTTACGAATGAATCTCTGTAGTCAGTCATATCATCATAACTAGACTCTTGACCTTCGAAAGTTTTCTCTTCTATATCTAACTCATTGTTAGGGTCATACACCATAGCAACAACGTCAGGTGTTCCATCCTTCTCTTTGTTCCATCCTTCAGGAGCAAATTCTTCATTGAATGGTGTTCTAGATGTTACTCTAAACCCTAAGTCTTCATATAAACTAGTTAGCCTACCGTCGTAGTTGTCAAGCTTTGTACCGCCTGCATCTACAAGCTTAGCCATTAAACCTCTAAGCGTTCCTTTCTTAGCTTCTTTACCTTCACGAAGCTTGGCTACGTTAGGATTAAATAGACCTTTAATGTCTCCATCAGGAGTTACTATACCATAAGTACCTTCGTGTTCTCGAATATCAGACTCGTCTAGTACCTCTTCAGATACTTCATCTACTGCCCATGCGTTAGGACTAGTCTTTTGGAAGAAGTCTTGTTCACTATTGTATTCCTCCTTTGTTACCTCTTTCTCCTCCGTGACATCAGATTCAACGTCTCCTTCCTGTGTAGTCTCTCCGGTAGTTTCTGTGGATTCGGTGTTTCCTTCTCCAACGCTCTCGCTAGTACCGGTTTGTTCTTGTGCATCCACGCTCTCTGTGCTTGACTTTTGAATGGCATCTGCTTGTTCTTTAAGTAGTACTTCTTTCTTATCAATTACTTGCTGTGATGTAGGACTATCAATACCTTCTTCTTTCAGAACCTCAATAGCGTAATCTTCAGTCACCACATTTGTAGTGGTCTCAGTGTTCTCACCATCAACAGTAACGTCTGTTGCTCTAGCCTCACCTTCTGTGATAGGATTTTCTTGAAGAGAATTAATTTTCTCTTTCAATACCTTAGCCTTGTCTTTAGCTACCTGAGTATTATTACCTTCTAATTCGTTTAGCTCTACCTGAAGCTTAGTTACAGCTTTTAGAGTTGGTTCGTTAATGTCAGGAGAAACTTCTTTTATCTTATTCGATACGTTAGCTTCCTTGAATCTGCTTTCATATATAGATTGAAGTTCAGGGTCGTTAGCTATGCTTACTTCAGCTTTTATCAAATCAGCTAAAGGAGCTTCCTTAATAAACTTAGCCATCATAGGACCTGAGACTTTAGCTTTATTATCAGTACCGTTTATGTGATACTTAGGTGACTTGTATAGACCATAACCAACTGTAAGAGGTGCTGTTGCAGTACCTGCAATACCTTCAAAACCAATCTCAGCTATATCCATCTCTTGACCTGCTACTAATCGCCCACCAACTTCACCTAAAGAGCCACCAATAGCTTCAACAGTTCCACCTGCAGCACCCGCAATAAGATTTTTAGTCGCAGTGCTTGTTACTTTTTTACCTACAGCGGTGGCTACTTTGGATGTAACCTTACCGGCTATACCACCTGATATAGCGTCAATAGCTCCAATAGTTAATCCACGAGCGACAGCCTTGAACCTAATACTATCCATGGCATCTTCATCCCCTAAAACTCTTCTTATGTTTTCGGTAGTCATCGGCTCACCGTCTAACTCCTCTTGTAGTAATTCTGAATATGTTAATCCTGTTTCAAGAATAGTACCTGCTCCACCCATAGCTCCTGCCATAGCACCACCTGCCGTAGTGAATACACCTAAAGGACCTGCAGAAAAACCTGTAGAACCAATAGCCGCACCTGCACCTGCACCTGCTGCAGCACCCGCCAAAACAGCAGGAGTAACCATAGCACTAACAGATGATACAAATAGTTGTGGTATAACAGTAGGGTTGTCTACGACTCCTTTAATGAATCCTAACCATCCGCCACCTAATTCTTGGTAAGTCTCTTGGAAATCATTCATCTCGTCAGAGACTCCTGATTCTTCCATCCTCTTTTGAGCTGCGATGAAATCTTGAATATCATCGTCGGTAACGTTCTCTCCTTTAGCAAATAGCTCTAAGGATTCACCAACAGAACCACCTTGAGCTTGACCTGCTGCTCCGGCTCTCCAAAGGTCACCGAATAAGTCGGTTACCTCGTTTTTCCCGAAGGTTCTTTCAATGGCGGTATCTTTCTCTCCCTTGTGCTCAAACGTTGCACTAGAGAAGTCTATACCGTTATCGTCTTGGATAGTCGATTCCATTCCGTTGTCTAATCCACCACCTAATTCAGATGATACCATCTCGGTAGTGTCTAATCCTTGCTCTTCAGCGAAAGATTGGAACTCAGCACCTTGTTGCTCTTGCTCTAGGTTAGCTTCATTCTCTTGAATAGAAGACTCCAACAAGACATTCTCTTCCTGAACGTCCGGTGTAGTGGATTCCGTAATTTCCTCCGGAGAAACAGAAACGGATTCGTCTTTTTTTTTTACTCCAATAAGGGTAGAGAATTCTTCAGGAGATTTCTCGTAACCTGCTTCCTTAAATATTGAATATGAATCATTCAAGGCTTGAGGATTGGAATTCATTAGACTTACATACTCGTCAAAAGATTTAGTATAACCTTTCTCTTTAAATAACTCGTAAGAGTCTTTTAGTGCTTGCTCGTTCATATATTAGTCTTAGTATTGCCCTGTTGTTATACCGCCTGTTACCTCTACATTACCCCAATCATAGTTAGAGGCTAACCCTTCTAAGTTTCCTTGACCTATAGAGTTCAAGTACTCTTGAAGTTTTCTCTTCTCTTTCCTAGCTCCACTTGTTGTCCAAGCGTTAGGGTTAATTGTAAGAGTTTCTTTAACGTTAGGGAACGAGATAACAATCTCATTCGTTGTAGTCCCACTAACGTCTTCTATACGCATATTACTAAACCCTTTCAAGCTTCCGTTTGTGGAATCAGTCATACTAGCTAGGGTTGTTTTGAAATCTTTAGCCTTAACTCCATCGAACATATCGTTCGTAACGGTAGTTTCAAGAAGTTCATCTAACATAAACGAAGCAGAGTTGTCTTTATCTTCATCACTTTGAACTACAGTAGTCATGTTCTCATGCGTAGCGTAAGAACCTGTAGTATCGTACTGCAGTTCATCCATAGCCTCAGTAACGTTAAGTTCGTTTACTAGAAGCGCTGATGCAGCATCTATAAAGTCTCTCTTGTTTGATGTGTTTGGTATAATTTTATTAATTACATAACCTTCCTTGTCGGTCATCTTAACCTCTAGACCTTTTTCAGTTCTATCAATTGAGTTGATATTAGCGTTAGCACTAGATAGGTAAGCTAGAGATGCTTCAATCTCAGCCTCAGTTCCATCGTAGATGTTACCAATCTTAGATACCATCTTATTAACCTGTCTCTTCTCTTTAGCGTTCTTATCTTCCCATTGAGAGAGTTTATCTATATTACGAATCTGAGCCTGATTAAGTAGCGCTGCATTCTGCTGCTTCGTAGGTAAATTTGCTAACTCTAACTCAGCTCTTTCCTGAGCAGTTGAAGCTTTATTCATATCACTCTCGTGCTTCTCTTCTCTTTGGTCTATTATAGCCTCAGTGTTAGTTATATTTAATTCCTTTTGCTCAAGGTCATAACCTAAAGCTTCAAGTTCTTTCGGAGACTTAAGGGCTACTACGCTAATTATCTGTTGAGTTCTCTCTGAGTTAAGACCCATCTGTAAAAGTTCAGCTTCATTCTTAGCAAAGAAAGCGTCAACAGTTTGCTGAGTCTTCTCTTCATCCAACCTAAGCTTACCTAGTCTATGCTTTTTAGCTAACTCATTGAAGTCGTTAGCGAATTCCTTAGCGTCGTTAGATAGAGTTGTAGACGTCTTATCTATATCAAGACTAGTTGTTTCTTCGTAACCTAATCTAGCATTAATCTGCTCATCTAAAATCTTAGATGCTTCAGCGTTCTGCTTCTTAGTTAACTTTGGTATCAATACACCACTGTTAGGGCTATTAGGGTCAGGAGCAAGGAATATGATTCCTTCCTTACCTTCATCCTCAGGGTTTTTAGAGTACGTATACTTATCCTCTAAGTCTGTATCCTTTAAGATACTCTGACCTGAATAAGGAGCTGTTAAAGCTGATTCAATAATTTTCTTCTTAGCTGAAACGAAGTCCTCACTCTTAAGTAAGCTATTTATAGAACCTACATTGTTTGATTCAAATACTGTCTTGTATTTATTCTTAAACTGAGCAACATTATCCGTAGCCCACTTATCAATCTTAAACGTATCAATCTGTTGAGACTGTTTATTCTTTAGACTGAAGATAGAAGACCTTCCATTAGGGTCTTGTGAGGGCTTACCATCAATCATGTCAGCAACAACAACTTGTCCTGTGTTAGGGTCAATATATAGACCGGCTGCAGAAGGGTCTGAGAATTTTTGCAGGTTAGAGTTGTTCCAAGTTTCTAAAGCCGAGGCTTCACCTGATTGCACCCTTGCCATAGTGGCATCAAAGTTTTTATTAAAATCCTTAGACACTTGAAACATATCTGTAGTTCCCTGTTCTAGGTTGGTCTTCTGCGCATTGTAATCCTTCAGCTTAATATCTCCCGCCTTAAGTCTCTTGTTTAGATTAAGCATGTATTGAGATGCGTCATCAGCAAATACAGAAAGCCTTTCGTTAGCTCCCTGATTAGTACCTTGAGGCATGTCATTGAATCCACGAACGTATTCCTTAGACTCATTGTCAATCTCAGTCTTTAAGTCATCACGACGAGTTTGTTCGGTGGTCAACTTCTCAGATAAATCTGTACCTATCTGTCCCCAATTAATACCCTCAACTTTATCTCTTGAGGATTGTTTGTAGTACGATGTAGCCATTGTCTTAAGGGTTGATTAGTTGAAGTAACTGTTCGTTAGTAAGGTTATTAAGGTTATTTCCTGATATTCCTGAGTTAGCCCAATCGGTCACTATGCCGTTGTTTACGGAATTATCAACAGGCGGTTTGTTCTGATTATACAACTCTGAATTCCCGTAAGCTTGCATACCTAAGTTAGCTAATGCCGTAACACCTTGTTGTAGTGATGCGTTACTAGCGTTCTGAGCCTGAGCAGAAGCAATACCTGCACCTTCAGCTTGCGCTAATTGTAGGTCTTTCCTTTGGTCTGCTAAACTAGCATCCTCAGTAGCTACAAGCTTATTTAAAGCCTCCATCTGCTGAGTCTGAGTATCCGTAACGTTCTGTTGAGCCATATTAGACTGAGCTAATACCTGACCTGCCGTTGCAGCTCCACCTCTTTCAGATAACTGACCTTGTTGCATTGCCTGAGCAGCACTAACTAAAAGAGCCTCACGTTGATTATCGTAAGGTGTCTTATTAATACCAAGCTGTTCGAAGTAATTAACATCTAATTCTTTCTCTGCAGCAGAAAAAGCCTTATCGGCATCGCTCTGAGCTTGCTTAGCTAGATTCTTTTGTTTCTCTGACTGAGCTATAGAGTAGGCTGCTGACCCAACTGCTACTACTGCTCCTGTTATTGCCGCCATATTATAGTACTTTTATCATTTCTGCGTTGTAATTGTCACCTTTAAGGTAACCGGTCTTTTCGTAAACATCAATAAGTCCCTTATGTTTAATTAAAGCGTAAGCAAACTTATTGTTTAATGTCTTAGCTATAGATGTTAGAGTTTCTATAAGTAGCAGTAAAGCTTCTTTACGAGACTCTTTATATTCTTTATTTGATATAATCCAATCTACCCAAGCAACTTTAGAATTGGTATTGTATAGGAATCCTGCGCAAACAGGCGTTTCTCCATCGTAAATAATAACACCGCCTATACCGTCTTGAGGTAGGAAGTCTCTAGCGGGGGCATCCCATCCCCAATCTTTCCACCATCCCGTTAGAATGGCATCATAATCCTCTTGCTGTAGTGGTCTTGTTGTGAGTTTCATATAACAACAAAGATACTAAATTTTAAGGATAACTTCTCATAAGCTCAGACTCTATTGCGTATAGTTCACTAGCGGTAGTTACTGAGGTAGGTAGAGTAAGCGTAACTTCAGCGTAATGCCCCATCAATCCAAGAGATTCTGCTTGAGAATTCTTAGCGAACAGCACGAAGTCACCAACAGAGGGGTTTGTTCCTGAACCTATAGTTGTATCTACTGTTATTACCGTTTGAGTATTTATCTTATCAAAAAAGGTTAAGCTAACCCTCCCGCAATAAGTAGCCTCATCGTCACCTGATGGAACGTAGTATATATAATCACCAATATTTAAAGCTAAATTAGGTTGTAGTTGGAATATCATCTGAACAGAGTTTGCTGATGGTATTATTTGATTAGAAACACCTATACCACCTATAGTTCTAGATTTATAGTCAGACTCTGTAAGTACAGGTCCTGTAGAGTCAACGCCGTCAGTACGTATGTACGCAAACCAATTCCCTTCTTTCTTCTCAAAAGTAGTACTATTTATAGTGCTATCCTGAGCTGCAATATCTGTTAATATATTTACAGACCAAGCATCAGTAGATTCTAAGCCTATAGTTTTAAATAACTTATTATCTAAAGGGTTTTCATTTATTATGGTCTTTATAACCGAGGGAGATGTAACTCCATAATACTCATTACGTGTCTCGTTAGTGTTGTGTCTATATAGTTGTCCATTGTTGAAGCTGTATAGATAGTTATTCATCCCTATCATGTACTCAGGAATGAAGCTGTAAAACGATGGGAATCCTTTTGCTGATTCACTAAATGTAAGTGTGTGATTTGCCATTTGTCTATTTTAACAATTTGAGATAGAGGTTATTACTCCGTGATTAACATTAAAAGAACAGTAAGGACTTGATGTTGCTGAAGGGAAATAAGCGCTAAGGCTTTTATATCCTCCATCTGCTAGTTGGTCGTATATACCTGAACCTAATGTGTTGGTCGTGAATATGTAATCACCTACAACAAATTCACCATCTACAGTACCCCTAACTTTCCCATGAACTAATTTTCTACTCCCAAGACCATCATTGCATGGGTTTGAAGAAGGATTTAATGATAGGTTTCCTTGAAAATCATAAAGCAATGTAGGGCACTCTACGGATATTTTTGGTTGAGGTGAGCACGGATACACGGCTGTAACTCTTAAGATGTTATTAGCAGCGCTACTAGGTATGTAAGATACCATATTACCTACAGTACTAGCTAAACCTACAACGATTCTATAAGTGAAGTAGTAGTCATTAAATATTCCTGTTGGTATAAATAAACCTGAGGTTGGGTTATAGCTATAAGTCTCTAATATAGTGTCAGACGGAGGTGTGTCTATACCTTCATCCCAAGACAAGCAAGGTGCTTTAAAGGAATTCGCATAGAAGTACGTTAGATTATTTACATTAGCAGCTCCTTGTGCTGCCAAATATGCTCCCGGGTATCCGGAATCACCTGTAGAAGAAAATGTGTTAAAGCTACCGTTAGCGTCCTGCTTTATACCTATACCAACTACAGACTGATTTAACCCAAAAACGGTAACCTTTATTGCTCCAACAGAGCTACCCATATTGTAATCTAGGGTTGTTCTGCAGGGGTTTGTAGGGTTTATAGATATGTTATGTTCGCACATAACACTAGAACATGTAGGGCATACAGTTGAAGGACCTAATCCGTCGACTGTTTGCTCTCTAGATACAACACCGTTTGAGTATAATCCGTTAGGTGCAAGTATTGTCATGTCTATATCAGAATACACTGCTGTTGCATTCTGAAGGGAAGACCCGTTTATGTAGTAATTTGAGTAAGTTGCCATTTATTTTTATTTAACAGTCACAGTTTATAGTTGATATAGATACTCCGGAAGCACTAACCGGTGAGTATGTTGGGTAGGTAGCTGAGCATAGCTCAAATACGTTACCTCCTAGTAATGATAAAGTTCCTCCACTCCAAGTTATTAAAATAGTTGTACTACCTGTATTAGTAACCTTATATTCGACATCTCGAACAGGATTTGTAGGGCAGGAACATTCACAACATACAGCGTTAATTCCTACAGAGGTAGTGTCGGTGTCATGACAAAGGAAGCTAGGTGTAGGACCTCTTAAATCCCAAACAAGGTAAAGCTTCTTGTCAACGCCTGTTATAGTCCCTAAGTTGAACTCTGACGAGAACGAAGGGTTGCTGCCTAAAGGAGTTGTGCTATTAAGCAGAGGTATTAGTGTGGTTAAGTCAGACTCAGTATTGTCGTAATCAACATCTGTAACTAACCATTTAAACGAATCATTAGGTAAGTTATTCGGATTATTTCTAACATCAAAAGAATCAGTCTGAGACTTAGTAGTCATCATTGTAACATCTAAGCCACTTGAAGGTATAGGTCCTTGACCCTGAAAACCTGTGTAAGATGCAAATGATGATGCATGTATATTGCTTAAGCTAGAAGAGAAATTCACTACTTGATTAGAACTGTAATTAGTTTGAGTACCCACATCATAGCTCCAATTATTATGAATTGATTTTCCGGAATCTGAATCACTTGTAAGGACTATAGATACAACCGTTAATGGGTTGGCTACAGGGCATTTAGACTCAACCTCAACAATAGTGGTTTCTGTTGGAGATGTATTGGTTAGAACAACAGTGGCTATGTTTGGAGATATTAAATCTTTTGTAAACCCAAGTGTAGTCGAAGAGCTCCCCGCTAATACTTGGCTAATCACAGAGTTACCGTTCCAAGTAACGCTTACTGTAATTCCTGTACTTGACAAAACATTAACATCAAATTCAACATTACCTAAGTCGTTTCCAAAATCAATCTGATACGATGTTACACCTGAATCTAACTCTTGGTCTGTTGTGAATTGATTTCTAGAACCGCAAGAATAAATCTTAGCCTCTTCAGGTAAAGATATGTCGTTGTTTGTTAAAACATACTCATTCATGTACGGGTCAAATGCCCCAATCTTTTGCGTATTAAAGTTATTAGCAAATAAGTCTCTAAACCAAGAGCGCATACCGAACTCTGAAATCACGTTAAGACTTTCATTGGCAGCCCCACTACCTTTTAGCTGAATTAAAGCGCCTCTCTTGGCATCAGTAAAGAACTTACTACTCCCGTGGGATGTAAAGCTTTCTGCGTTAGCGCTAATACCAAAGTTCTCTACTCTAGCAATCTGCTGACCTAAAACCTCAGGTACAGACGTTAAGACTCCTCCTCCTGAAGAGTCGGTAAGCAAACTCTTACTAGATAGAACGTATGAAATCTTATCCTCTTGAAGGGTAAGGATGTCAGTCTCTCTAGCAAACATCTTATTTATAGGTCCAAAAGAATTCTCAAGAGGTTTAAAGTTCGATAAACCTAAGTTAAACTCATTTAATCTATTAATATTAGTCTCGTCATTAAATACGCCGCTGTATGTTATATCAGAAGACCTGTGAGCTCTTTTGTAGTCTTGTTCGGAAACCGTTGTAACGCGATTACCTAATCTCATAGCCTTACCTGTTATTGAGTCTCTAACCTTGTAGCTCTCAACTCCATTTCCAAATGTGTAGCAATTACCGAAATTTAACGTAAGGCTTGCGTCAACACTATAGGTTTGATTTATATCACCTGAAATATTTGATTCGTGGTATCCGTCAATGCTGATAGGGTATGAGTCTTGACCTTCGTACCAAACGTCAGGAAGGCTATCTTTAGGTAGTGTTTCGAATACAATAGCGCCATTAGCTAGCACTACAGATATGGTTACATGAACATTAGAAGAACCACCTGTAAATGCGGGGCATGCCTCGAATCCATTAACGCTAAAGGTTATTTCTTTAGATGTGCTATCCTGAGCCATGTGGCACGTTGCTTTCTTGTCTGAGTTAGGAGAGAATGTTCCGTAAGATAGAGAAGCGCCTCCGGAAGAAGTTCCACTCCCTACTGTGGTAGCTATGTTATCTCCATCCCACCAAGCCTTAAGGTCTTCGTAGTCTGTAGTCGGAGAGTAAACTCTATTAAGTTTATACGACCAATAGTCACAGTGAGATGAGTGTTCATTCCGATATATATCTATATTTAAACGAATAATAGAACCACGAGGGATAGCGTAGTTAGGGTAAACGCCTAGTACAGCATCTCCGCTTTCTAGTCCGTCGTATATTAACGTAGCTCTACCGTGACCATCCTTACTGCTTGTTTCTAGACCCGGGTTTATGTATTGACCACTACCATAGGAAGCGGCGAAATCGGAAGCTAACATTTTCATGTAAGTACCTGCGGGTGTGGTAAGCCCTGAAATCCCTGTATCAATATCTCCTTCCGGTATTGATTCTTTCGTTAAAACAGTTCCGTATGCGCATCCATTCGGAACACCTGAAGAGGACCTCTTTACTATATATCTATCTCCTTCTTCTACTTTCGCAATATTTTCTCCTTCTAACTTAAAGTAAGTGTAGTTCGTGAGTAATTCATTAAAGTAGATTAGAGAATAGATAGTCTCATATCCTTCAGCATCAGGCTTTACTGCGAACTTATATCTTTTAGCGAAATCAGGGGCTATCTGAGTTTCAGGGATAGTAATTTTAAGTTTGTTTTGCAACCAACTCGCATTGCAAGGGACATGTATGTTGTTTTCATTACTAACGAGTGCTGTAGTAGTTCTATTAAACTCATCTACATACATTATAGCGACCTCGTATCCTCTATTACTATGAAGACTTAGTGGTGATGCTACCTTCTGAATTGATACGTTAATTTCTGATATATCGTATAATTCATATACAGTATTTGTGTCAGACGGGTTGTTTATGTCTGACGTGTAACCCATAGCTATGGTTACTAAGCCAAGGGTTAGGTTAGAGCCTTCAGTATGTATAGGGGATGGAACTATATCTATACCACTTTGGAATTTAGTGTATACACCTAACTCTAACGGGAGCGCTTCGTTGATAACGTCAGTAAAAGTATTACCGTCGATAGCATTAGGAACTTCCTGTATGTTGTCAATAGTACCCATCTTTTCCTGAAAGTCAATACTAGACACTAGTTCTGCAAATGTATTGTATGAATCTATAAGTCTGTAAGAAAAACTAACAGTAGTCTTAAGTGTGGTCTCGGTAGGATTAGGTGCTCCGTTAACGTCATAGAAAGAACTATGAGTCATAGCGAAATTAATGGTCACGTTAGAGCCTGCCTTTAAGCTATCGACGTCTTGGAATAAAGCTAGCAAAGCTCCGTCTGACGAGCTACCTCCTGCTATTCCGTAGGTAGAGGCTACCTCTATCTCGTCGTTAGGGTAGACGTACCCTAGCTCAATGGATTCGTAATCAACCCTATAGTCTAGTCTAGTTTTTTCATCTCCTCTACTAAGGTTGTATCCCTCAATGTAGTTTCCGTACATAATTCTATTACTCATAACTGTTTGAGCGTTAGCTAGAAGCGGTACATTATCGTATAACCTAAGTATCTCTGCTGATGATAGTATAGTAAATATCTTACTATCTTCAAATAAGTACTCTAAGTTTATATTGTCTAATATATTAAGCTCCTTCTTGTCTATAGACTCAATAACTTTTATTGTGCTAGATGCTGATTCTTTAAATAGAATATCAATAGCAACAACATCACTACCTCCCGAGTTATACGTAAGTGTAGCTGAGTCGGTAGAATTAACCATTCCTTCATTTAGGAATGTATCAGAGTTTAGGGAAAATTCTTGCGGAGTAAATAATGGATTAGTAAATTGAGATGTAGCTGAGTATTCATTATTGCTATACCTGTATCTATAAGAGAAACAGATAAACCTCTCGTGCATAAATGTGTCTCCTTCAACAGCTTGAAGGGCTAGCGTACTAGGTGCATATGCCGGTGGTTTTACAATAACAAGAATGTCTTCAGCATCAAAAGTATCTACACCACCAACTGATGCAGCGTACCCGTAAGAGCTTTCTACGTTTATTCTTCTTGGAGGGTTATAGTTGTCTGTAAAGAAAAGTAAGTCACCAACCTTATTAACGTTATTTATAAGGTACGTAGGGTTAAAGTTTAACGTGGTGTTAGTAATGTCTAGAGCGTTTTTAAAACTAACTATATGGTAGTTAAGTATCTCGTTCTTCGTGTTAAACGATACAATTAAATCAGCCTTACCTGTAGCTGTAGAAGCATTAGATGAGTCGTGTATAAACCAATAAATAGTTTCGTTTACACCATCTTCAAAAGCCCCAATACATCTAGCATTAGCACTTAGCGGCGCTCCATCTATAGTAACCGTAGTTAAAAGAGTATTTCCCTTAGAGTTTTCTACAGAACCAATCTCTGAATCCTCAGTTGAACCCAACCGAACATTCATTGCATCCACATACTCACCGTTAGGAACAAGTCTCTCGTCTACAGACTTATTCATTCTACCTGCTATGAAATTTCTCTTGCTATTTGCCATATTACTTAATCCACTTGTTTTGTCCTCTTAGATTCATAAGCAACCTACCGGGATGAATATTACTGATTCTTATCTTAGCGTTTCTTAATAAAGAGGATTTCTTTTTCTTAGCCCTATTGACTACATACTCCTGAACACCAAGCTTACTGTCTAGTATAGAGTACTGAACGTATGCGTAGACAAATTCTTCAAATAACTTATTTACAGTAATTAGCGAGTTATCGCCACCCTCCATGCCATCAGATACATATTCAACTATAACGCTTCTTCCTGACATAGTCGAGTCGAAGTTTATAACGCCTGCCTTGGCGTCAATTCTAAAAGTAGGGTTAGCGTTAGCCGTTTCCGTGTTAAGCCCGTAGCGAGCTCCTATGGCATAGTCAAAGAACCATGAGCCGTCAACATTGTATCCTTCGTTTCCGTCAAACGCGCTATTATCATTTAGGTATATACTTTTCTTAGTTCCTTTAATTCTAGCAATATCTAAGTTTGAGAACTCAGGCTTAAGAACACTACCCTCTTCGTCAAATAATATATCAGAATTATTATCCTGTAAGTAAGCCGTAGCTGACGTAAGTCTAATGTTTTCTGTAAGAGGTCTAAGTATTCCATTCTCAAATAGAGATACCCTTACCCAATTCACGTAGTCTGAAGGTAAAATAAACCTAGATGTATCGTTAACGGTGAGCTCAAGGGCTTTAACCTCCTTAAACGCATCATAATTAAGCTCTTGTATAGCTCTCTTAGCATGGAACAGTATCCTGTACCTCTCTTCGTTATTAACCAAAGAGTGGTTACCCTGATACATCAACATGAAGTTGTTTACAATATCCTTTAAACTTACGTATTGGTACGAACCCCAATTAGCGTCTTCAGGAGATGCTCCATCATTTTCGTAGTACTGATACTGAGATATATATGCCATTATTGTTGTATGTTATTTTCTTGTTCCTCTGTCTTTGCAAATCTGTAAACCATCTCCTCGCGAATCTCAACTCCTGCGTACTGACATATCTTTATGATAAGGTCGTTAGCGTTGTCTAGAGGCACTTCAAAGTCTTGATAATCAACCGCTGAAGGGTTGAATATAGGTCCTTGTAATGCTAGAGCAGTATTGTACGTCCAATTAGGTGGCTTAGGGTATCTAATGTATTGAGCTCTTACGTCTGAAGAAGCACTAAACGATACCGGTTGTACGGTCAGAATAGAACCTTCGCTACTGTATGCCGGAAAGTCAAGACTAGGAGCTGTAAGTATAGAATTATTCAGCATAGTAATCTTGCTCTGACTAACTCTCTCAGCTTCACCTCTAAAGATGTTATCCTTAAAGCATAGCACTTTATTTATAAGGTAGTAGTCTGAACCTGTAGTAGCCACAGATGGCATCCTATACGTGTTTATTGATAAATGGTCTAACGTCTTAGTTGTAGAGAATAAATCTATAACCTCAAGTATACCTTTAGTTATATCTGCGTACTCCGTACCCGACTTGCGGTTATTCTCTAGATTCAACTGAGTGTTGTAGCTATAGAAATAGTTCTCGAAAATCTCTAACTGAGCCTGCTTAGCATATAAGTTAAAGTCTGAGGGCGAAAGGTATCCGTAGTTATTCTTGTTAAGTATAGCAAGGACTGTGTTTCTTATTGAATCAATCATCTTAAAATCTTTTTACAAATATAATCAAAAAAAAAGAGCCCTATAAAAAGGCTCT